GGATTTATATCTGGAAAAAAGACAGAACTTAAAAATTATTTTTAATTTAGACCCTTGAACATTTAAAACGGGCACTTAAAAAATTGACGGCGATTCCTAAAGTTTTTTCAGGTCAAACAGCAAAATGTATCTCTATATCGCAACAGCACCTGTATATGCTATTCTTGGCATCTTCAAGTTGGGATTTACATCAGAACCTTATGGTAGGCACAGCACTTATCAAACAGGTTGTCCTCCTGGTCTGACTCCATCTCACGATATTGAATATATCACAATATGGAAGATAGATGCACAAACAAGAGATGAAGGTTTTGACTATGAAGATATACTTCATAACCAGTTTCTCAAATATCGTATGATGCGTGATAAGCCTGGTGATACAGAGTGGTTTGATTTCAAAGGGCAGAGTGGTATTACTCATGTGAAGGCATTTATGGAAAAGATGTCGTGGGTTAAGCGTGAAGTTCCTCTTTCTGAAATTACACCTCCAAAGAGGATTTCGCATCAATTAAGAAAGCAACATCACAAAAATAAATACCTTCTTCGCTCTATTACAAAGAGGAATGAACTACTGAATCAAGTCCAACAGCCAATTATTGACGCAATTATCGCATTTATTCAAAGTATTGTTCTATTTGCTGGTTATGTAATTGCTCCTTGTGGTTCTGGAAAGACGATTATGACCTGTAGGGGATTGAAGGGTGTACAGAAAGCGATTATCTGTTGCCCTTCTAACCAGATTCAAGAACAATGGGCTTCAACACTTATTAGCGAATCAGTCTTTACTTCAAAGCAGATTCTAATAATGGGAATTGGTGGAACAACTGATAGGAATACTATCAAGAAGTTTATGCAAAAAGATATATATTGTATTATTACAACATATATGTCGTCAAACATTCTTGTAGAACTACTTGAAGAATCCCCTCCGCAGATACTTGTTCTTGATGAGGCACATCACTTAGCAGGTGTCGTTGGAAAGGAAGATGAAGGAGAAGGGAAAACACGGCGACTAATGATGAAAGCATCTGAACTAAATGTAAAGCGTCTTTCTCTAACATTCACTCCACGCTTTATCAAAAATACTGATGAGATTGAAACAGAATATCTTACGATGGACGATGAATCTATGTTTGGAACTAAAATCGCAGAACTGAAAATTAGAGATTTGATTCGTCTTGGTATTCTACCAGACTATCGGCTTTGGTCGTTGCGTGATGAAACTAAGAAGGGGACAGGTCTTACAGGAAAGGCTGAATGTATAGTTGAAGCGTGGAACGCAAAGGAGGTTGTTCGTGGAGAAGAACAATTTATTCTACACCATCTTATTGTCTTTGCTTCAACAAATGATGAGGCAAAACAACTTGAAACTTACTTCTCTAACAAAACAACTGATACACTTGTGTTATGTGTAAAAGGGGGTGATAAGTTGGAAGAACCGCTTCGCAAGTTCTCAACTGCAAAACGCTCAATTATTGTGAATTGTAAGGTTCTTGGAGAGGGTGTAGATATTCCTGTCGCAAATGCTGTAGCGGTCACTTATCCTAAGAAGTCACAAGGTGAGATTACACAAATGCTCTTACGAGCAGGTCGTTGGTATGAGGGAAAGCCAGTATTCCATATCTTACTCCCTATTCTTGATGACGATGATATGTCTGGATTTGAGGAAGTTCTTACATCTCTTGCTTCTTGTGATGAGTATATCCGTGATGAGATTATTCTTCGTGCTTCCTCTGAAAAGAAGGATACAGAAATTACAGAACGCTTTGAAGAAGATGGCGGAGCAATTCCAGAATGTATTATGATTGAAGATTATGATGGTTCTAATCTTGAAGAGATTAAGAAGTGCTTTACAAACGCCAGAAAGAATCTGTTTCCCTCCAAAGAAAGTAAGCGAATCCAACTACTTTGTATTGAGAAGGGTATTGATACAAGTGTAGAGTATTCTATGACTCTACGCACACAGAATCCAGACCTTCCTGAAGACCCTAAACCTAAGAACCAACTTTGGTATGACTATTTGCATCCAACGCTGATTGAGAGAATTACACTACAAGAGTTTGTAAAGGTTATTCTTGAACCGAATAACCTTCGTGTGGCGTACAGATATGAAGAATGGCGTGGAGTTCAGCCTTCTGATGTAAAAGGAAGACTTCCTTCAGACCAACACATTACAGATGGCTTCTTTGGAAAGGACTATACTAACTTCAACGAGATTCTCTTGAAGTTTGGAAAGAAGGTTGTTGGGCGTGGACGCTGAGCCATTTGGATTCTCCCGGTTCTCCATTTCAAAATATTCTCTCATTTTTTTGAAATGAAACCCGCCTAAAATAAAATCACTATGTAGAATTAGAAAATGCCCCACGCCGTCCAAAAAATTGACGCTGATTTTTGCCAAGTTTCCAAGTCACAAAAGGAGATAATGGCATCTGTTGAAGTTTTCAAGAGTGCGGTTCTGCGTATCAGGGACATCTTGCGTGGTCCTGGTGTAAGTATTACAGGTATGGATTCTATGCGACACATCTGCCTCTATCTGTTGAGTCGTTATATGACTCGCAATAAGGTTCGCTCTCTTGGAGTTCCAGATGAGTTTGCGTGGGAGAATCTAATTGAAACTGCACAGACTAAAAATGGAGGTCTTCAAAAGGCTCTGGATTACTTCTATCACAAGGAGGAAGACAGCCTTGTGAATCACTTTGACCGCCTCTTTGGCACAGAGAAGTTCTCATTTGATGTGAAGAATCCACAAAAGCACAAGGAGATTCTGGAAATCCTAAATGGCGTGAAGATGGAAGATGTAGATTGTCAAATGGATATTCTGGGTTGGGTGTATGAGCAACATTTGAAGACTGGTTCTTCGGCTGCACGGGACTTGGGTCAGTTCTTTACTGACCGCTTCATCTGCTCCTATATGGTAAAACTTTGCTCTCCCAAGTTCAAGAGTACTGGTGTCCCAGAATCAGTCTGCGACCCTTCTATGGGAACAGGTGGATTCTTGACAGCTTACATCAAGTATTTCAAGGAGGCATACCCAGACAAGCCTATTGATTGGGTGGTTCAACAAAAGGAGATTCACGGCTGTGATACTGACCCAAAGGTCGCAGGTGTTTCACGACTGAATCTCTTTATGGAGTCTGGTGGTCGTCGCTTTGAAAATCTTCTTACGCATGATTCCCTCTATAGCGACCTACCTCTAACTGGCTACGATGTGATTCTTGCGAATATGCCATTTGGCTTGAAGGGAATTGTACACGCCTCTTGCTGTGAGCGTGTAAAGGATTTGAAGATTCGTGGAACGAAGTCAGAGCCTCTGTTCCTTCAACTTATGATGCTATCTCTCAAGCGTGGCGGTCGTTGTGCGGTAGTTGTCCCAGATGGTATGTTGGTAAATACTTCAACGCTCCATAACGGAACACGCAAGTATCTTCTGGATAACTTCAATCTGAAGCGTGTCATTAAGATGAAGGGGCAGTTCTTTATGAATACCGCTATTCAGCCAACAATCCTCTTCTTTGAGAATACAGGAAAGGCGACTGAGTCTGTAGAATTCTGGGATGTTGTGGCGGATGCGAAGGGTGCTATTACAGAGTCTATGCTTCTCTCTGTGCCTCGTGCAAAGTTTGACGTATCGTCTTCATTTGACCTGCGACGCTATCAGGAGAGTGACAAGCCTTTGGCAAATCCTGCTGGGTTTCCTATGGTGAAGTTGGAAGAAATTGTGAGTCTAAAAAGTGGAAAGTTGAATACAAATAGGGGTGAAAAATACAGCGTTCCTTACTATTGTTCAAATGGTGTGATTGGGTATGTTGAGAATCATACATTTGATGGTGAGTATGTGATTACTGCTCTTGATTTGAGTATTGGAGCGGTTCATTATGTGAGTGGTAAGTTTGCTACTTCTCAACACGCAATTAATCTTACGTCGCTTGATAAAGAGAAGTTAAACAACCGCTATTTGTATTATTGGCTAAAACTGAACAATAATCTTCTAAAGAATATGTCAAAGGGTATCAAGCCAGGTATTCTGCGGTCTGATGTAGCTAATCTACAGATGCCCCTTCCTCCTCTTGAAATCCAGAACCAAATCGTCGCAACGCTTGACCGCATCTTCTCCCCTGGCACGACTGAACTCTCAGACACGCTCAAGATTACCGATAGGGTGATGGATTTGGTTCTCGCAAATCCTGGAGGTGCTACTCTTGAGCCGATTGTAGAAGCCCAGCGACTCATTCACAAGTCGGTACAGATGGTGACGGATGTCAAGGCACAGATGGTGACGGATGTCAAGGCACAGATGGCGGCGGTCGTTAAGGCATCTTGCTCTAAGGGTGAAGAGAAGGTTCTGAATGAAGTGTGTAAGACAAAGCAGGGCTTCCCATTCAAATCCACAGATTACACATCTGAGGGTCTTGCTGTAGTGAAGCATAATAATATTGACGATGGCTATGTGTCTAAGTCAAAGAAACAGGACTTTATTGCCCCCAGCGAGCAGACAAAGGACTATAAGATGGTGATTGGCGATATTGTAGTGAGTATGGACTTTGATTGTGGTAAAGTTGGAAAAGTAGTTGAAGATGGCTGGGTTCTCAATCAGCGTGTATGCCTAATTCGTTCCAATACCCCTACGCTAAGCCAAGAGTATCTGTACTGGCTTCTACGATTTGGAGGATTCTATGAGAAGATGCAGTCTGTTCATACAGGAACAACTATCAAGCATATCTCTGGTAAGGAAATTGAGAAGGCACTTCTAAAAATTCCAAGCCTTGAAATCCAAACCGAAACGCTTTCCTATCTCAACGACCTACAGACACAATTGATTTCACTTGAGAGCCTACAGAAGCAGTCTGAGCGAAACGCCAAGTTTATTCTGGATTCTTACCTAAATAAAGCCTAATACATATCCAATAGAAGAATGAGTATATATGATACAACTCTAACTGAACTCAAGCGTAATATTCTCGCACAAAAGACAATCTATAAGTTTCGCACTTTTTTGTATAGTATCAACAAAGATATTCGCCATCACTATTTTGACTTGTGCAGAACTTACCTGGAAAATGAACATAACAATAATGCCCAAATAACTATGACTGAACAAGAAAGACTTCTAAACCTACTAAATCACTGGCAATGGAACACTTTTGAAAACACTTCTACAAACTGGTGGTATATTCTTGCTATGAATCATTCCCATAGTCTTTCTCTAATGACGCTTTTACATTTGTGGGTGGATGATATTCAACCTTTTGACCCAGAAACATTTTAAACTTCTACTGATGGTCTGCGTTAATCCATATATTCCTTTAGTTTGCGTTTGCGAGTCTGTCTATCCTTTTTCAAGGCTTCTGCATTGAATGCGTGTAAGAAGTAATTGCGTAAATGCTTCTCTTGGATTTTAGCCATAGCCTTTGTTATGCTGGTTTTTATATCAGTATAAGAAATGGGCGAATCATTCTTGATATAATGTTTCAACTGGTTGAAGAATTGCTCTATGGGATTTGAACGAGGATAATATGGTACAGAATATTGAACTTTATTTTTACCATTATTTATAGCATCTTTAACGCCTTGTGTTTTATGGAATCCAGCATTATCCATAATTATAACACAATCATTATAGTGAGGATTTATTTCATCTATTATAAATTGCCTTAGTCGTTCTGCGTTTATTGCACCCTGTTCGTATAGTTCCCAACCGACAATCTTATTTGAAGCAATAGCAACAAGTAAAGAGTATTTTTTGAAAATTCGTTGGTCTTCTGTTTTTATATAGCATCTTTTGCCTATATTACAACGAGCATAAGATGGGTGTAATGAGGCATATATTCCTGTTTCATCAAGTGCTATTATTTTATTTATATCATATTTCTTCATATCATCAATATAGTGCTTTACTTCTTCATTATGATTTCTATCTTTTCCACGATATGTTTTAGGCTGATGTTTTGTTCGCAGTCGTTTTCTTGTTATATTATTATCCCTTATGATTCTACCCAAATGCTGGGGTGTTATAGATAAATCGGGATACTTTATTTTTAGTAATTGTAATAGGTCTTGTAGATAGATTTGTGGTTTCTTTCTTAGTTCAGACCTTATAAATGATATGTGGTCTTTCTTTACTTTTCTGGACTTACGAAATGTTTTACGCTTTGAGAGCGACTTATCCCTTTTTATAGATTTCTATCCGGCGTTGTAAAGAAGACCTCTTACAATCAAAAAATTCACAGGTTTCTACTTGATTATCTGTTCGTAAAGCATACTTTACAGCAGATAATTTATAATCTTCTGTATGATGTTTTCCCATTCTACCTACTAAAAGTGCCCGTTTTTAATGTTCGTTGGTCTAATGAAAAATGCTAACCCTAACCAATGCAAACTGACGCCTTGGTAATCATTTTTTCAGGGCACTGCCAGCACATTTTATATCTTCTGAAAGTGGCATTTGTGTCAATTATTTTAGGGATTTTATAGAATTAGGATTAAATCTTACTAGAGGAAATAGTGCACGATTTGAAAATAATTTACAAATAAAACATTGAGTGAAGAATATTTTAAAAGTCCACAAAATTATAATGAATTGCAAAATCATAACATATCAATGATACATCTTTATTGTCAGTCGAATTATATGTCGAGAAAAATTATTGATTTTCTCAAAATGAATCAAGACAATATCTATGCATTTAATCCCTTTAATTCAAGATACAAGAAAAATAACAATGTATTTATTCATATTCGTTTAGGAGATGTTACTGATAAAAATCCAGGCTTTGATTACTATTATAAAATTTGTTCCAAGCTGAATTTTGAAAAAGGATATATTTCATCTGACTCAATCAATCATTCAATTTGTAATAAATTAATTATGAAATATAATTTACAAGTGTATAGAAATGAAGAAATAAAAACATGGCAATTTGCCTCTACTTGTAAATATATCATACTATCTAATGGAACCTTTTCATGGATAATAGGGGCTCTTGGTTTTTTTCAAATATATGGTATCCTAAAATATTAGAAAAATGGCACGGAGAAATTTTTCATAATGATACTTGGAATGAAGTTGACTAACGCAATACCTGATCCGCCCTATTAAGTTCCCGCGGAATCCACGAAATACCAACCCAGGATGCCTGACCAGCCAGTTTTGTTATTTCAACTTTGAAATGTCTGGCATAATTCTGTTTCGGTGGTTCCGAAAACGGCAAAAATGCCCGCACGACACTTAGGCAGTCATTCTGAATATGGAGCAAATCTTCAGAATTGTCTATGGCGGCTTTGAGACCGAAAAAAATAGACGCCCACTCGGCTTCTGTGGAGTTTGACGCTTTTATAGGCAATTTCTGAGAGCTATATGATTGTTTATTATGAGTTAAATAATACGCTACCGCTGCTTCTTTTGTTCTGGGGCGATAAGAACCATCCACATACAGAGGACTTAATAGGGATACATTTGGCTGGTGAGCAAGCCGACCCCCTATGCGAAATATAGGTGATGAACGAGGTAGAATAGGAGGTATTTTCATCTTGGATAATTGCTAATAGAGACATATATTAGATGGCTACAGAAGCCGCCGCTGCCTCGGGTTCGGCTTCAACCGAGTTTCATAGGATTAGCGAAATATCACTTCGGCGAAATAATGTAACCGGCCCCAAAATAAAAATTGTAAGTTTGGCAAAAGGAACGCTTTTGTTCCGTGCTATTTATCTACGAGACCCTGCAAAAGATCCGCACGGCATGGACTTATTTCAGGATTTTCTCGGCTATCCTGTGGGTTCCGACTTCTGTCTATCTCCAATATATAATGTCTATTGTTTTGCCATTCCCTATGTAGGTTTTGGACTATACGACTGGACAACCCGTAGAGAAGCTTGGCGAAAATATAATGCTTTTATGGTTTATGCCCTTACTGAAGACACGCGTTTCGCTATTCTCATTGGACCATCGACACACGTTCGCGGAACACCAAAAGGCTGGGGGCGGCCTGGGGATTTACTGGCAAGATGCGATAAATTACCGTCTACGAATTGCTACAATAAATTACCAAATAATGAGCGTGTAGCGAGAACGTCCGCATTTCAAAGTGCCCAGAGCTGGGACAATTGTCTTGATCCTGTTCGACGCCGCGATGAAAGAGTGGGAGGCTGGATTGCCGTGGCTGAGGGGGATTCAATAGACATCACAGAGGGAAAGGGTCGCGCGGCTCGACGAGTCCCTTCACGCACAACACCTATGGGGTCATATCTTAGATCAATGAATGACGCAGAATTGATGGATACACTTCCGCACATGGTTATTGATGCCAGGGGCACTAGGGGATTCCCTGAAATTGTCATCAATCCTCGGCGATATTCGGCTGGCCTTACTGAAACTTTGATTAGAGGTTCCACATCATTTGATGAAAGCATACGAATGGTGAGCGAGGATATTCTAGGTGGAAAATTGGCATTTGCACCTATTGCGACCATAACAGCGACAGGGTTCTATTTTTACGATGGGCCAGGTGTCGGTTTTCGCCAAGAAGGTGTTGAAAAAGACGGAGGGCCACGAAATATGCGTCCTGAGGCTAGACGACGGCGAATTGAGGCAAATTCATATACACTCATGTTACGACTAGGTAGGGGCGAAGTTGATGGATTTCCTGCTGCGACATTCGACAGGGCTTCGGGTTTCTTTGTGATAGGTGGTGCTGGAAAAGAGGGACGCATGGGATTGAGGACAGATGCCGATTGGGATGCTGTTCGAAAATACTGCATAAGTGTTAAGGGAGGGGTCGCAGGCTCTGAATATTTATTCAAAAGACCGCCGAGTATTCGTCAGGTTATTCGAGACTTAGAGATTCCCTATGAAGGTAATGGAAGAATGGCAGAGGCCGTCAGATACTTTACAGGAATCGAGGGGAATGTTGGTGGGAAATATAATGAAGCTATAATTCCAGAAATATATAAGCCTCTTAATACGTCCAAAACCACTACGGTAAAAAATACTTATAACACTAGAAAGAATAAAAACAAAACTGTTAAAAATACGCGGGATAGTTTGCCATTTCCAGAGATAATTTCTTCAGAATCAGGAAATAATGTAGGAGAACTTTATAGAAAATTAGGTGCAATTGTTAAGAATATATTTGTATAAAATTATTATAGTTGCTGTGAAATATTAGACCGATGAAAAACCGGCACTTAGCGGGGCTTTGCCCCGCTTTTTGTAGGGTGAGAAGAGTTTATCGGTCGTTGCCAACGAGCATTTTGAAATGTTTGCTGGTCTAAGATATTCTTATTTAATTTTTGAACATTTCGTAGGTCCAAAATCTGCCCAATCTTGCTCGGTCCAGGTTTCCCTGGGCACTGGCGGACCTCCTGTCTGTTGATAAAACACAACTACATTACGTAAATGGTCGAATACCGTGAAATTATGTTGAATTTCCTGAAATAATGACTTTATAGAATATAATTCCTGCGAAATCATCGACGATGGCGGAGTTTCTAGCCATTTCTTGAAGAATGCCAGTTTATTTGTAAAAGACATGTATTCCATCCGATAACGCTTGGTTTTTTCGGCCTCTATAAATATCGCATTCCTTGCCTGAATCATTTCCCAGGATAAACGACATGCCAGCAATTCTAACATATCATTTATTATCATAAAGTTTGCGGCATCCATAAGTTGAAAATACTCATACATGGATAATTTTTGACGGCATTTCTCGGCCCAATCTAACAAGGACTCTGCTAGACCAGTTCCTTTTTCTGTCCAGGTTATTGATTCATCGATAATTGGCGGACGATATGTAAAAGTATGTCCTGTTGGCACTAGACCATTCTTCATGATCATCGAGGGCGTGTGAGATGGGGACGGTCGATGGAATCGCCGCTTATTTTCGGCGACACGTAATGCAATCGTCATCCATTCATGGATATATTCAAGCATTTTTGAAGATACTGCAGGGACATGTAATTCTTTTTCTTTGTGATCCGCCCAATTATTTGTTACAATATCTTTTAAAGCACTTGTAGCAAATTCTGATAATTCTAACTGATGTTCGCAGAACACCTTTGAACCACCGTCATTTGCGAGCAATGTATAACACATTTTATAATTCATGAATTATATCATACAATCAATTTTAGCAAAAGACCCGCGGCGGGGCGGGACGGGGCGGGGCGGGACGGGACGTGGCTGACCGCATTTGCCCTGCTAAAGACCTAACGACTGTATAGGAAAATGGCAGCTGCCTTTGCAGGAAATATACCTGAGTCTTCCACAGCTGGTGCTCTATTTGAACTTGTGGCCAGGGGTCAAAAAGACCAATATTTTATGCGGGATAAACCTGATGCATCATGGCCATATGACGCTAGATACAAAAGTTCGGCTCATTTTCTAGAAGAGCGTCAAACAGTAGTTCCACTAAACGGAGCCACATTTGGCGCGACGTTTGAATGCGAAGTCCAAATGTTCGCAGATGTCCTAGTAGAAGCCAGTTTCTTAATTGATTTGCCAACATGGTATCCTCCTCTGCCTGTGGTGTCGGGTGGACAAACCTATGAGCCGCGCCAGGCATGCCTTCAATACAATATTCTAGATCCCAGCGGAGTTTCCTATGGCTACACAGATTATCCAGGTTTCTTTCTTTTTGAGCGTATTCAACTCTATCAGGACCAATTCTTAATAGCGGAGTGGTCTGGTGACGGCCTCTTTGCCATGTCTGCCCTAGGAAAATACGACCCTACACGGAACCAAAAATTCCTGGAAATGGCGGAGGCGGGACAGGCGACGGTTCCCCAGGCAGGCTATCCCACCGTTATTCAGCAAAGAGCATGTCCAGACAGACTACGCCTCCGCCTACCCATACCAGGTTGCCAGGGCCTACGTGACTGCGGTTTGCCAGTCTGCGCAATGGGAAATCAAACCTTTCGTCTTCGGGTCAAACTGAGAAAGCTCGAGGACTTAATAGTGGATAGTGTGGGTTCCTTCAAGCCCCAACCTTGGAATATTCCCAGTTTTACCTATAATATCAATGATGCCTCAGGATTTCCCGCTGGACAGTATACATTCACTCCTATTGAGCGTAACTTAATAGGACAGCCAACGATTTTGTTGGAGACTACCCAGGCCTATTTGGACCCTGATGTTCGCCAGGCTATGATTGATGCGCCAAAACATGAAATCCCCTTTCGGCGAATGTTTGAGAATATTTTTACAATTGGAGAATTGGATTACCAGGCATTTGACCGCGGAGCACCAAATGTTGTAGTTGTGCGACGGTTGGACGGCAGACATCCTACAGAGGAATTTCTCTGGTTTTTTCGTTCCCAGGATTCACTTGACAGGAATCTCTTGAGCAATTTCACAAACGACGGAGTAGCGGGGGCAGCAGCGGGTGCCGACGGCTCCTTCTATCGAGCAATCAAATTAGTGACGGCAGGAAGAGACCGTGAATATTTCTGGGGAAGTGAAGTCTGGGAGGACGTCGTGGAAGCTGGAAAACATGGTCTGGACTCTGCTCTGCGTATTGGCTCTATGAATTGGAGTCTAGGGGATGTCTGGGAACGTGCCTGGCCTTATAGCAGGCAGCCTGAAGGGACGATTAATATGACAACGGCATATCGGCCAGACCTTCATGTAAGCATATTTCCTACGGATGCCAGCACTCTTGCTGGGAGACGTGTGACGGAGATGAGAGTATTCACCGTTGGATGGGCCGCATACGAAATTCAGGATAGAAGAGGACGACTGATGTTCGCAAATTAATATAGGAGGTGGCTAGGCAAAAATTGAAAACAAATATATTGTTAAGTTTCTAAAGCAAAACTTCTTAAAATGAAAAGACTCTATCATCCTCTTGTTCTTTCATCTGCATTGAACCTGGGATTTCTCATTCCATTTATTAAATATGGTCTTTCTGTCGAGGATATACCGTATATCCTATTAGGTTTGACAACTAGTATCTACGCTATTTACTGGAATATATATGAACTAGATGACGATGAAAATACTCTGATATATAAATCTTTGGTTATTCTGTGGCTATTGATTGGAATCCTTCATATACCTCCTGCACAATATAAATTTGTCTGTTGTATGGCTGCGGTTTTAACTGAAGCATTTTCATGGTTATATTACAAGCCACTTAATAAAGATTCAACTTCATTTGAACGCGATACTATCTTATGGCAAATTATACACTCGACTAACTCTTTAAACATAGCCACTTTAATTGTGAGTGCTAAATAGGTATGCCTACCGCTCAAAAGGCCCACGATTCACCTCTACGAGTCGGAATTATAACAATGCCTCACGTGCGCTCTGTTAATAAATCGACGAGCCACATTATGTCATCATATGTTGAATGGTTCTCGACACGAAATGTTCAGGTTATGGCAATACCATATGATACGCCGCGGCCTGAGTGGTATTTTCATCGAATAGACGGTCTGGTTATACCTGGAGGGGGGGCCAAAAAAAATGTAATTTTGTATCAAACGTGTCTGAGTTTTCTCAAGTATTCACTGGAATTATGGAAAAATAAAAAACAATTATTTCCTATTTGGGGGACATGTCTGGGTTTTGAAATCATAATATCAATACTTGGCCATATTTTTCCTCTACAGGAATTCAACGCTCTTCGTCATATGTCCTCGCTCAATTGGACCTCTGATAGTCCTAAATCCGTCATACTAAATAGTGAAGGTTTCACACAATCATATAAAAAACAGTTGACTTCACTTCCACTCGTGGAATTCAATCACAGTCACGGAATAAGTCCACAGAAATTTCGCGGTAATATTGTTTTACACAGAGTTTTTTCGGTCATCGCGACGGCGGCCGATAAAGATGGGAAAATATTTGTGGCTGCTATTGAGGGAAGGTCAGGACTACCAATTTATGGGGTTCAAGGGCATCCTGAGAGACAGCCCGTGACAAATGGACCATTTTTGGACTTTTTTGTTAGAGAGTTGTTTCGAGCGAGAGAAAAGCGCGGGGGGAAATTATTGGCCTGGACAGGCAAACGACCAAGATATTTGAGGGGAAAATGCGCTCAGTATCCTGAGCACAAAGAAATGGATTGTTTCTTCTTTGAAGATGGCGCAGATGGCGGCATTTTAAGTGAAACACGCGTAGCAAAATTTATCCTTGCAATGATTAAAGAAGGTGGAAAAGGTATACAAGTTGATTAAACCAAAAAATTGAACATCTCTGGAACTTAAGTGATAAATTAGAAATGGCGCTCGATTCGGAAATCCCATCACGCTCCAATGATGTATATGTGAAGGATTTGTCGGAATTCTCGTGGAAGTCAAGCCCAGAAAAAATAGTTTGGCGTGCGACTTTAACGGACTGTAGCACTTCCAGTCGCGCCGCATGGTCCTTTCCTATCGCTGAAATTCGCCGAAGTTTTCCTGAATATATGTATAATTCCTATGTAGTCTGTGGAATACGCATTCGTCCTTCTATTGCATTACTGCAGTCTTGTAACAATGGCGCCGCCGTCGTAGAAACGACTGCCACTCGATCCCAATGTTATTCAGTCTTCCTAAGAAAAAATAATCTGTCATTTATGGGAATTCCTGGCGATTTCTCAATAGCGACTGAGGAAGATTGGTGTAAATTTAGTTATCCTCTTCCAATGTATTTTCTTTCCAAGACGCAGCCAACCGTCTTTGTGGAGCGCGAAATGTCAAGTCTTGAAATGCGTCAAATGCGACCACGACCCGAGCCTATAATTGAAATTGTAGCACATTATGTTAAAGATATATCCGTTAGTAATTACGTATTTGTTATGATGGACGGTCTCAATAAGAAGGTTGTTATCCGAAATATATTCGCTGAGAATAAAGTGTGTATGCCAGAATATTATCAGAGTTATATTCCTGGCCCCCTAAAAGTCATTCCCAGTTGGCAATTAATTCAGAATGGATGGTTAGACACTGAATTGTATCATCGCGGAGCGAGCATCGAACATATACTGTATTTAGCCAATAATCAGTGGTTAAATACAGAAAATGATAGCAAAGAAGAATATGATGATTGGGTCTAAACCTGTGGCTGATTTACATGAATCCATTGAATAACCGATTGTGTATCGGAGTTTGTAAAAAGCTGGCTGGGTTTACCGTGATTAATAATCATAAAAGATGGAATAGACCTTACACCGCAATAACCCGCACTATAATTATTATCGTCTACATCGCAGACAAACCATTTAGCTCGCGGAAATTCATTCATAATTTGTGTCAAATTCAGTCGACGACACGCTCCACACCAATCACCTGTAAAATAAATGATTACAAATGGCGAAACTTGCGCATCTTTATATTCTCCGCGCCGTAGAAGTTCTTCAAGTTTATCCTGCGTCTGGAGGACGGTCATGCGTTTTTTTGCCTCTAGATTCTGGGCTGCCATTGCGTAGGACATCAGATGGTTTGCGGAAATTCTGAATTACCCTCCATAATGTGGAGAGACCGCCAGACACAACAACAAGACCAAGAACGCTTAATAGAATTGTTGTAGGAATATCGCTGGATGCTCTGCCGCCACCTGTTTGAATACTAGCATAACCCTTGCCCGCTGATGCCGATGGTATAGTTGTTTTCGACTCTGCTATAGCCTGCAGCGCCCCTTCAGGACTAAAGGCCTGCTGAATAGTAGCGGCTTGGGAAGCAACTGCTGCCACTCCCTTTGCAGTATCACCTGTTGCCTTTATAACTTGCGCGGCCGTATCTTTGGCAATCGATATTGTCTGCCCAGTTGCCTCTACAGCAATAGTTGCGGTATTTAAAGACGCCGTGGCCAGTTGGATGGCTGGCCCGATTACAGGAATGGCCAGTAATAGGTCACTTTGTAGAATACCTAGAATCCATCCATAGATCCAACCGAACCAGCCACCTGTTGTTCCTGCCTGTTGAGCCATATATTGCTGATATTTTAGAGACGGAACTGATCCGAAAAATTCGTAATTTTCATCGAGAGTTTGACCAGTAAGGAAAAATAATTTTATAATATTCCAGAGCCCTATCAAGAGAGCAATCGGAAAAAAAACAAATGTAAACAATAATTTCACGAAACCCATCCAATTTTTTCCCAAATAAAAGTAATCAATTCCAAAAGGAACAAGTGTGACTAGCAGGGAATATATGAAAAATCGGCTCGATTTATCCTGGTCCTTTTTATCACCACTGAATTGTCCAGCTCCCACCCCTATAGGGCCAACGATGGGAGCAGAAAATCCAAATGTTTTTATTTGGTCAGGACGGAGAAGAACGTGAAAAGCATCGTATAAATACCACCACCCAAAAGTAAACATATTCACTAATGCCTTCAGAATAGCAGTTTTAGGACTTCGAGCATACAAATGGTCAAGCCCTAGAAATCCCGTAATAGGAATAAGAGACAAAAAATATAAAATATTGAACGACAATGCCGATGTCTTCCAATATTCACCGTATTGATTTGTTACATTTAAAATGGAAGGTGCCGCAGGAGGCGTTGCGGGAGTTGCCGCATCGCCCATCTTCTACTACCGCAGAGGTTTATACAGTAAATAATAATCCACCGAAACCGTCAATAATGCGGAAAATATTGTAGTTCGTCGCATAAATTGTTATACGAACATTTCCCCTATTTACCGTGTCACTCTGATTGAGTATCTGATTCATGTAAATCTGCCAGACTATACTATCAATTCGGCTAGCATTCATGGAGCCAGTCGGCTGAGCATCTTCGGGCTTCAGAGCAAGACTATAATTATAAATGAAGAGAGGCTGCACGAGGTCCTGTTTATTCGTAACGGGTGTGACTTCGGTGGGAGTCGCCGTGTGATGTTCATACATCTGTGTTAAACGAAAATACGGTGCATCCCTCATTTGAAATCTGTCATACCCGTCTAATTGGAGAACGGCAGATGCTATTAGATCTATTCGTGGATTATAAGGAGTAGAAATAGGAGGTGGCAGAATTGTCGGAAGAGTCCCTGGCCATGTCCCTATGCCATTTACGAAAGAAATATCATAGGAATCTGCCAGGCCAAGATTACTGTAATTAAAATATTCATGCCTGGCTTGCATAATTTCACGTTGTGCTACGAACAAAAATTCCTTAATAGGATGATTAAACTCAATAGGAATTGTAGCCGTGGTCTGATTCGTGGTCGCAGTGTAGGGCGGAGAATATTGAACTTGCTCTATCAAGTATTCCTGGGTGTTTGCCACGAAACGCCGTCGTTCCTCTGTATCTAAATAAACGTAATCACCCCAGAGCATGACATTTGCCAGTTGCGCTGGCTGCACAGTCGTAGTGCAATTGCCTGAAGTTCCTGAAATATCAGGAGACCAGAAGAGACTTTGTAGGGGATTGAGTGTTATATTTATCCGAATTGGATGATACTGAAGAGCAAGAAGTGGCAGATATACTCCTGGATTTCTACAGAACCAGAATTGAAGAGGTATCTGTAATTGAAGTCCATTCGTAGAAGGATATATATTTGGCGGAGTATATGTTTTCTGCCTACCTATCATTTGATCGAGAGCTTCGCGTTGACTAGCTGGAGTCGAAACATCCGTCCAGATTTCCATCCATTCTCCTGTCTGGCGGTCAATTTCTTGCTCACCAACTTCAACGGTGATTTCGCGAATCAGAGCATGTCCAACCGAATTACAATAACTGACTGGAGTATTGCTGGCATCGGGCATATAAATAGGAGGAAGAGTAATGTTCAAATACACTCTACCAAGCAAGTCGCCTCGCCTTGGAACCAGACAAGTAATTCTTTGTCCGAAGTTGGGAGTGCCATCGAAATACATCGGCTGAGATTCTATGGCAAAGTTCGTATGACGTCGATATACCATTTTGAAAAACGATATTTGAGGATTGCCTGATAGGAAGACATCCTGTTTTCCCTGAGCCACAAGTTGTAGTAGACCACCACCTGCAGGCATTCTAATGTTGGTAGAGTGTTTTCAAAGAATAATATTCGCAATGATTTGGGTATTTTTGTTGGTTATTTTTGAAAAGAATATAAATAGATATTAATATCCTGTGAAAACAGAATGAACTCGAGCTATGTAACACGGCTCAGGCAGTTGGGGGCCATGAGTTCAACTGTGGGTAACGTAGTATGCTGTAATGGTATTGACCAGAATCGATGTGCTGGTGATCCAATTACAGGTGCGACAGGACCTACGGGTGAAACTGGGCCAACTGGATGGACTGGGCCAACCGGGTCGACAGGAGATACTGGAGCGACAGGTCCCACAGGTCATACTGGAGCGATTGGTCCGATTGCAACTATTGTCGCATTGGAATCGAAAACTTGGCCAGAAGGTGCTACAAATACCATTGCAGTTCAGGGAAGTAATATAACATATTTTGAAGTTGGGACATGGATTTTTGGTGGAGATGGTGTGGATGCGGGATATTTGCAAGTTGTATCCAAAGATGAATTATCAATACCTAATACGATAACATTGGAAAATGTGGCAGGAGTCAATGGATTTACAGTGGGTATTGATGTAAACCAATATATTATCCTAGTTGGACCAAGGGGACCTACAGGTGAAACTGGAGAGACAGGTCCTTCAGGGCCTACAGGCTTAACAGGCCCAACAGGTCCTAATGGCACTGGTGATACTGGCCCTACAGGTCATACTGGAGCGATTGGTCCGATCGCAACTATTGCGGCATTGGAATCAAAAACTTGGTCTGATGGTGCTACAAATACCATTGCAGTTCAGGGAAGTAATATAACATACTTTGAAGTTGGTGCCTGGATTTTTGGTGGAGATGGTGTGGATGCGGGATATTTGCAAGTTGTATCCAAAGATGAATTATCAATACCTAATACGATAACATTGGAAAATGTGGCAGGAGTCAATGGATTTACAGTGGGTATTGACACGAATCAATACATAATCCTAGTTGGACCACGGGGACCTACAGGTGAAACTGGAGAGACAGGTCCTTCAGGGCCTACAGGCTTGACAGGCCCAACAGGTCCTAATGGCACTGGTGATACTGGCGCGACGGGTGAGACAGGTGCTACAGGCCCTACTGGAGAGACAGGCTGGACAGGCCCGACTGGCGAGACGGGCGTTACAGGACCAACAGGTGCTATTGGCCCAATTGCAACTATTGCGGCATTAGAGTCGAAAACGTGGACCGATGGTGCCACAGATACAATTGCTGTTCAGGGAAGTAATATCACTTACTTTGAAATTGGGGCATGGATTTTTGGTGGAAATGGTGTGGATGCTGGATATTTACAAGTTGTATCTAAAGATGAATTATCAATACCTAATACGATAACATTGGAAAATGTGGCAGGAGTTAATGGATTTACAGTGGGTATTGACACGAATCAATACATAATCCTAGTTGGACCACGTGGTCCCTCTGGTGGAACGGGTGAAACAGGTGCGTCGGGTCCTACGGGTCCAACGGGTCCTAATGGCACTGGTGATACTGGTGCAACAGGCTTTACAGGAGATACTGGTGCAACGGGATCAACAGGTATGACTGGCACAACAGGTCCCACTGGTGAAAAAGGCAATGGTGCGAATGTTATAGCGTTGGAAAGTAAATCATGGGTTACAAATGGCCAAATTCAAACTATTCAGATAGTGGGAAGTGATATTTTATATATGGATATTAATGCCTGGGTGTTTGGCGGTAATGGTGTAGATGCTGGATATTTACAAATCATATCAAAAGATGAAATTTCATCGCCCAATACTTTGACTTTACAATTTTTCACATCCCAGAATACTTCACCAAATATTGGAATCGATGCCGCGCAATTTATTACACTCGTTGGACCAGTTGGTGCCATGGGAACAGGCTTTACTGGACCAACTGGGAATACTGGACCAACTGGTCCCTCGCCGTCCTTCACAGGAATAACAGGGACAATTGTATATGCTGATGCGAGTGGTTTCACTGGTTCGGACTTTTTTTATTTTAATCCTGGAGTAGGGCCGTCTGGTGAAGTAGTAATTGAAGGAAAACTTACAGTTGTGGGAGGTATTGATCCGTCCTATTTGGCATTGTCGGCGCAAGCTTCACAGCCGTCGGGACCTACACCAGGTATGTTATGGTTTAATGGCACCAACTTATATTTGGATGGGAATATAATAGGCGGGGGAGGTTTTGGCCCAACTGGAAGCACAGGAGAGACTGGTCCCACAGGAAAGACGGGAGAGACAGGTCCCACAGGAGAGACTGGTCCTACTGGTGAAACAGGAGAGACAGGTCCCACAGGAGAGACTGGTCCTACTGGTGAAACAGGTCCCACAGGAGAGACTGGTCCTACTGGTGAGACTGGTCCTACTGGTGAAAC